GACACTGGATCTAAAGCACCCGTCTGCGCCAGCAACTGAATCTGCTGCATTTGTTCTTGCTGTGATTGCTGGTTCATGCCCTGCTCCTCGTTCAGAGCCGCTATTTCTGCATCCACCATCTCACGAGCCTTCATGCTCACATGCTGCAACACATGACTAAACAGCGCCGCCAAAACAGGAGGCGCATTCTGCAATATAGATAACTCAAGCAACGCCAAATGCGCTTGAATGTGTGCATCATGATCCTGCTGGGGAAACGGCTGCGGAGCCTGACCATTGATCAACCTTCCATTCTCTACCGCCGGATCCATAGGTTGAGGAGGCGGTGGGGGCGGAGGTAAGATCTCATCAATATTCTGCACCTCTAACGCTTGATACATTCTACGATACGCCGCGTGAAGGTTGTGCATCTGGGGGTTCGATTGAGCCAGTTGAAGTTGTGTCTGGGCCAACGTGATGCGCTGCGACATAGAGAAAATATTCGGATCTGAGACTGGGAGAACGTCAATCCGAGCGTCAAAGTCTTGCGCCTTCACTTCAGAAGGAGCACCCGCCACCTCATAGGGGTAAACTGGTGGTAGGTTTTCCGCAAAGATACGCGCTAAAAGCCTAAACTCAGACTTCTGCGCGTAGTGCAGTCTTTTGTGGATTGCAGACATCACCTTCATTCCACGCTCCAACATGGCAACCGTAGTCCCCACTGGCGTTTCCTGATTCATGTCCGACATCTGCTGGTCAGCTAACGAAACAAATCTACGTCCGTCGTTAACCAATCCACCCAACAATTGCGCCAAGGTTCCTGACGGCTCCTTGTACGGCAAAGGCACAATAGCGTCTCTGATGCTCCCACCAGGCGCGTCAATGTCCCTAAACTCCCCTGGCTGTAACGGCTCATCGTCGTTGCGTACCCGCACTCCACGGGCCTTAAATCCAGCGGGAAGGTTGGCTAGAGTTCCGGCATCGATCAACTGGCGCAACAAACTCGTCGCGGCACGGCCCAAACCACCAATCATGTGGATCAAACCAAATCCGTAAAAACCCAAACCAGGTGTAAACTTGTAGTGCACAAAATACTGACGCTTGCGCTTGAGCATATCATCAGGCGCATAGTTACGACGAATAGCCAATATTTCACCCGACGTCTGGTCAATCGTAACAATGTAAGGCAGCTTCACACCCGTAGGCTCTCCAGTCATCGGGTCCAAATCTTCAAAGCCCTCGATATCCAGATCGGCATGCATCTCCAGAACCGTCAACACATCGTCGCTGTAGTTCTTTGACAAACCCTCTAGCTCGTTAACTTTTTGCTTGACAGGGTCTTCTTGCAAATCTGTCGATGTCTGTAAGTCCACGTCACGGTACATACCCATGACCTGCATCTTACGCACATCGTTCTCATCCATACGAAGAACATGCGTTACACGGTTTGCCGTCATCAAGTCAGACGCCGAATACGGTACAACCAAATCCTGCGCAGGAATAAACTTCGACACCGCACGTTGTTTCGTCGGATCAAAATATACTTTCTTAAACGTAGAACCACTCAATGGAAGATAGTACAGCAACTGATCCATGTCCGGATCGTACTCTTCCATAACTTCCGTAATCTGATAGTTCATAAAGTTCTTGACACGAGAGGCTTGCGCTTCCCTCTCAGGCGTCTTGGCCCCAAGTACCCCAGTGCGAACTGGACCACCCGACGGCAGCAATTCCTTGTACGCCTGCGCTTGGAACTGTGTCACACTCTCCGCAACCATCGGATGGGTAATGCCACTCGCTCCTTGAAACGGAGTCGTGCGCTCCTCAGTTTTGATCCCTAAAAGATCTAGACCATGCACATACGTTTCTTCCCACTCTGAACGAGAATCCAGGTCTTCTTCGTACAAACTTCTAAGCTCACTCGACAACTCCCCCAAGGTGCCGTCATCCAAAAACTCAGCAAGGTTTGCATCGAACGGAATAAGTTCTTCTTGTGTTGGCATGTTTTGCGCGTCAGCAAGAGCCTGTATAATCGCGCCCCCCTGTCCGTCGTCAATAACCTCTGCACCACCAGGAAATTCCATGGGCGCGTCTATTGGAATCTCCACATCGGGTAATCCCATTGTGTCGTCGAGATCCAGCCCCGAATCAACCATGTTTGGTGCTCTTGCCATCAGTAATACTCCCTCCTACGGGGCCTCCATTCCATATCGTCCTCGTTTTCTCCAAGCAGTGAAATAAATCCTCCCTGACGAAAACGCATCAGTGCTAAGGTCATACTATCACAAAAGTCGTCATGATCGCCATTAGGAAATGAAACTACTTCCTCAACGACCTCGTCAGCAAACTTTTCGTGCATAGGTGCCCACACCATTCCCGCTTCAAACAAAGGCGCAACCATGTGCATCCTCGTTACCTTATCATTTCCTTTACCTGGTGAGAAGCCCAAGGCTGGAATACCACGAAGCCGCAACTCGTCAATAAGTGGTGTACCCGTCGCTTTCGCTTCGACCAACACCATGTCCGGCTCCCAGTATTCGTGCTCTTCATAGGCTATCTCCTTGAGTTCAGGGAAGTTCCAACGCCCTCGTCGAGCGTCCATCAGTATGACATGGTCAGGTCCACCCTCTTCAGGCTTGAAAATGCCCCACGTCGTAATAGCCGAATAGTCCGCCGTCTCCTTTTTCGAAAACGCCGTGTCATATGCCTGTATAATATAGTCAAGCCTCGGGATCTTTTCCTTCTCCCAGTCTTGCCACCACTCACGTTTGATAATCGCAGCTTCCGATGCTGTCGGTTGCTGCTGCCACTGCGCATTCCACTTGCCCACAGGCAAAGATGCCTTGATCGAAAGCAGCGCAGCCTTCTCCCAAAACTCAGGCCAAAGAGGCTTGTCACTCGGCAAGATAGCCGGAAACTCCACAACCTCCCACTGATCCGCCATAACGTCGCCCGATTGCGACTGAATTAACCGTCCGGTCAAATCCTTCTTACCCCAGCGTGTCATAACTAGGATAATTGCACCACCAGGTTGTAAACGCTGTCGGGGACCAGAGGTGTACCACTCATACGCGTTGTCAAACGCGCTCTCACTCAGCGCATCTTGTTCCGAATGAGGGTCGTCAATGATAAAGAGGTCCGCACCACGCCCCGTAACAGCCGCTCCAACACCCGCAGCAAAGTATTCACCACCCTTGTCAGTCTGCCATTTACCCGCACCTTTGTTGTCCTCCTTCAAATTCGTATTAGGAAACACCTCTTTGTACGCCGGATCGTCAATCAAATCACGAACCTTACGTCCAAAACGTACCGCAAGCTCCGTATTGTGCGTAGCTTGAATAATCTTGAGCTTCGGATTCCTGCCCAAGAACCAAGCAGGCATCAAGTAACTTGCAAATTCTGACTTCGAATGACGAGGGGGCATATTAATTATAAGCCGCTTGAGTTCTCCTCGTGCAACACGTTCAAGTTTTTCAGCAATAATACGATGATGCCGCCCCTCGATGAAGTTTTCATAAACGTGATGCGCAAACGACATGAACTTCTCAGAGGCTTCCTCCCGAAGATCCAACTTTTTCTTGGCTTCAGTAAGCGCCAAGATCTCTTTTAATGCTTCTTCTGGAAGAGCCTGTAAGTTCACGGCTTAACCTGCATGATCCCCGTATTAGCTCCCGCCAATCCCGAAGCCCGTTGCTGCTGTCTCGGACCACTAATCGACCGACTTAACCGCGATAGCTGCTGCTGAATCGGGTTTGGAGCTATGGGTTGTAGTGGGGTTGGTATAAAGTTGTTTGCAACCTGCGTATAATCTGAAAGTGGCACCGATGGGTCTGGTAATTCCATCGTCGGAAGGTCCGGTGTAAAACCCGTAGACGGATCAATCACACACATCATCTGCTCACTGTCGTAAACATACCCCTCCGGACAAGGGTCCGTGGTCCCAGAGTCGCTGTCCAATAGCTCATCAATCACGCTCGGCCCGTCATCGTCCGAGCCCATGCCGCCCATCATCGCCTCACGACGCGCTACCTGCTCGGGGTCCTCGTCCAACGTGTCAATACCCGCAACATCGTAAGGCAACCCCAACGCGTTGATAGCGTAATATGTGCCATCCGATTTCTGATAGATAGGTTTGCCGCCAACCGTGTTTACAATCTTGTCTTCCTTACGATTGTAACCCCCAAGAGACGCAAGTCCTTGACCCAAAAAACTCCCGCCAACAAGGCTCTGTATCGCCGTCGGACCCTCGTTTACAACAACCTGACCCGCAGTGTCCGTATACCCAGTCCGCGTAACTGGGTCATATCCCCGACCAACAACAGGCTGGTTACCTCCAGAATCCCTGTCGTTCATACCCAAAGACGGAGCACCACCAACGTTTCGAATGCCAGCCTGACCCATGGTCTGGGCGGCTTGCTTATACGCGTTTGCTACACTGTCCGAAACAGGTTGCGCCGTGGTCGTTGAACCGCTGGAAGCCGCCGCTGCCCGTGCGTCCGCTGTGCTTTCTCGATACCTGTCCGCCGCGCCCGACCCCTGAGTTCTCTCAATCGTAGCCGCCGTGCGGTCGTAGTAACTCTGATCTTTTTCCTTGAGCCCAAGGCCCATCGATATGTCGTCTAATATACCCATTACTTCTGCCCCCCTAATGATGGAAGTCCAAAATCTACACCGTACTCTTGATTCAAGGCTTCAAAGTACGGATTAAACGGCTGGCCAACGT